GGGGGAAAAGAAAAAAGGCTATGGTTATAACCCACGCCTTCTTTCCTACAAGAAAAGTATATCACAAATTGTTATATAAATGCAAGAAATTGGTAAAAACTGGGAATATCCATATTCCAGAACACAAGCCGATAATCCTCAAGTAAACCCGATATAGGCAATAGGCTATTACCTCGAAAAGCTATGCTCTGGAAATGTTAATATTTATAAGTAAGTATGAAGTATATTGATTATATAAAATCCGATCTGTGGAAGAGAAAGATAAAATAAATTGTACTATCAAACATTCTAATGTATAATATTAATAACTAATCTAAACAAATGGAAAAACCAGACCAAAAGAAAGGTTGCTCCGTTGTATCAGTATAAACCATGGCAGGAACTCAACCAAAAGACAAAAATGGACTAACTCCTATGCAGGAGAAGTTTTGTCAAGAAGTTGCAAAAGGAGAAACATATAGTGGCGCTTTTAGGTGTGCATACAATACAGAGAACTATAAACCAGAGAGCGTAAATAGAAAGGCTTGCGAGCTTATGTCTAATGTCAACATTGTGGCTAGGGTTGACAAGCTGAGAGAAGAGAACAGGGAAAGGAACGCTGTGACAGTGGAATCTATAACAAAAGAATTAGATGCTCAAGTAGCTTTAGCAAGTGGAGAAAAACAACACTCTGCGGCTTTGAGTGGAATCAATACAAAAGCTAAATTGCATGGGCTATTGGTTGAAAAGAAAGATATTACAACTAAAGGAAGGTCGATTGGAGCGTTTGGAATGGCACATGATGAATTGACTGACAAATAATATGAAAGAATTTTTTAAAGGATGGGGGTCATTGATGAAAGATGTTAATAGCCTCGTGTTTTGGAATAAGTTCTTCAATAGTCATAGATAGGTATTGACAAAGTTTTTCACAATTTGATTTTCACGGTGAGCAAAGTTACTCATTTGAATCTATAAGTTGGATAGCAGAAGTATATAAATAAAACATTTATGCAAAAAAAATTAAGTAAAGAAGCACAATTTCTCCTAGATTGCAGAGATCCATTCTTTTTTATTAAGTCTATGTGGGGGCTTGAGATACAACCTTGTTATCGTCAATATGAACAGGTGATGAAGGATACTGAGCCAGAAAACTGGAAGGCTGAATGGTTTGGAGAACAAATAGATGGAAAGTGGGCGTGGATACAGTTTCAGAAGGGAAAGCATATTACTTGGCAACAGGCAGCAATTATAGAGGGGGCAAGGAGATCTGTTTCTGCTTATGGAGAAGTTCCAAATAAGATCGCTGTAAAATCTGGAAATGGAATTGGGAAGAGTTGTGTTAGTGCTTGGCTTGTTCCTTGGTTCTTGTTTTCATTTAAACATGCACAAGTGCCTTGTACTGCTCCCACTTCTTCTCAGATGAACGATGTATTGTGGAAAGAGATAGCACTTTGGATTAACCGAATGCCAGATATATATTCTGAGTTGTTTGATTGTACTTCTTCGTATATCAGAATTAAGGCAGATCCTGAATCTTGGTTTGCTCGTGCAAGGACTTCTCGTAAAGAGAGTCCTGAGGCTTTTTCAGGAGTTCATGCTGATGCTGTACTCGCGATCGAGGATGAAGCTTCTGGAGTTCCAGATATTATTGTAGAGTATGGGGCAGGGATTAAGACTTCTCCTTTTTGGTTGTGGTTTATGTTCTCGAATCCTACTAGGAATGTAGGCCACTTTAGAAACGCGTTCAAAAAAGGGTCTGGATGGAGGCAATACACATTTAATTCAAATGAGAGTCCCGTTGTAGATCCTGGATTTGTACAAGAGAAAATAGATGATTCTGGTTTAGATTCGGATGATTACAGAAAGTTTGTATTAGGAGAATTCCCGAATGCTGATTCTATGGATGATAGCGGGTTTGTTCCATTGTTTACAGATCAAGACATAGAAAGTGCAATGACAGACAGCAGAAGAGTGCCTGTAAAGATTCAAGGTATTGATCCATCAGGAGAGGGGAACGACAAGACAGCATTCGTTGGACGAGATGCTTATGTAGCACAGATACTATCAGAAGAAGCTATATCAACACCGAAGAGTATTGCAGCACGAGGCGCAACATTCATTGCTGAGTATGGGATAGAGAAGCGTAAGACAGTGATCGATTCATTCGGTTCTGGTTCTGATGTATCACAAGAGCTTGCACTACAAGGGTTTGAAGTACAACCATTGAATGTTGGGATTCCAGCTAATGATCCGAAGAAGTTTATGAACAAGCGAGCTGAGTTGTTCTGGATAATGAGAGAATGGATCAAGAAAGGAGGACAACTTGTTCGAGATGATAGATGGAAGGAGTTGTTGAACCTGAGATATAGGTATAATGAATCTGGTAAACTTCAGATAATGGGTAAAGAGAAGATGAGAAAAGATGGAATTCCTTCGCCGAACTTTGCTGATGCGTTTATGTTGACGTTCGCAGTACCTGATGCACCAGTGATTACAGGTAAAAGATCTAAGCCTAAAAAATATGATGTATATGATTAATGTTTTACAGCCTTATTTAAATGTAGTAAAATTGAAATAACACTATGACGGATGAACAAAACGTATTCGGTCTGACAAAGGATGAAGAGCGTGAACTTCTAGTACAATGTCAAAATGAGATTATTACTTCGGAAACATTTATGCAGTCAAAATGGAAGCTTTGGCGACGACGTTTGCGGCTATTGAATAATCAGAAAAAAAGAGAATCAGATATTAGTGAACCACTTGCACATGTTCACTTTAATACAATTCATGCAGCACTGTATGACGACGAGATAAGTACAACATTCCTACCGAGAGCACAAGGAGATGAAGTTGTTACAGAGAGTTTGAATCCACTTTATGAGTATGATTCAGAGGTTATGGATAAGAGAGTTATGGATTATCAATGGATCTGGAACACATTGTTCTTTGGTCGATCATTGGTTTTGATGTTTGAATTCGATAGAAAGAATATGGTTCCTAAACCAGAAGTAGTTAATATGCTTACTTGGTACAGAGATCCAAACGCACTAAGTGTGAATGGAGATTCTAGTGGACGAGGAGCTATGAGATTTGGAGGTTATCCAATTACGATGACCAAGAAGGAAATGGAAGAAGCTGGGGTATATAAGAACATAGATGAGATACATACTGGGATCTCAGAGAACCAAATACTACAGGATGCTAAAGATCGCATTAGAGAATCACAAGGATTTGATACGAGTTTTTCTGACGATATAATCGGGGAGAATAAGTTAGATGTAGTTATGACATGGTTAACTACGTTTAAAGGGAAGAAGGTTGTTGTTGGTCTCTCTAATGGAAACACATTACTTGTTAGGTATAATGTGCTCAGTGACCAAGAGGAATGGGGAATCATAGACCAAACAATGTATCCTAATTCTCTAAGCTGGGATGGAGTATCTGTTCTTGATCTTATTGAAGACAAACAGCGAGCGAAAGCTAAACTTATTAATGCGGCATTGTTTACTGTGGAAGCAAATAGTAATCATATGTATGCGTATGATGTTAATAAAGTTCAGAACGAAAGCGATTTAGACTTCGAACAAAATAAACATGTTCCAATTAATGGAGATCCTACAGGAGCTATTCAACCGATTGGACGATCACAAGTATCAAGCGAATTGCAGTATATGCTTGATTATATTGACGGATCAGCACAGAAGGCAACTGCAGCAACAGAAATACAACAGGGAGCTGTTTCTGGATCAAAGAGAACTGCTACAGAGATTGCTACGGTATCAGAAAGTGCAGACACTCGATTTAGTTTGATCTCTAAGGTTATTGGATGGAGTGAAAAGGAGTTTGCACGTTACTGGTACAAGATGTACAAAATGCACTTTACAGAAGGGATCGACGAAAAGATTATGCGAGTTGTTGGACAAAATGGAGTATTCTTTAGAACTCTTTCGAGAGAAGAGATTGTATCTAAGGTAGATCCTGATGTATCAGTTAAGAGTCGAATTGTTGGAGAGGCTCGACGTATTAGAGAGATTCAAGAGTTTAATAGTCAATTTAACTTACTTGCGCAATCACCTAATGTAAACGTAGAAGAGTTGGTTCGTAGACGAGCTAAGTTGTCTGGGTACACTGAAATGGATATGCAGAATATCTTTAAGCCAGATCCTGAACGTATTATGGCTATTAGTGAGAATGAGAAACTTGATAAAAATAAGTTCGTTCCAATTAATGCTAGTGATGATGATCTAAAACACTTACAAGAACATGCTAAAGCAACTGACAACTCTAAGAACAGAACACATCAGCAAGCCCACTGGGATCAGTATATTGCTAAGAACAAGAATCCTAACATACAGGGAGAAGTTGCAGCACTAGAACAAGCACAGGGTCAATTTGATGCCCCCATTGATGCAGGAGAACAAGATTTAAATCCAGTTAAAACAATCCAAACAGCATGATAACAATGCCACGGCTTAATCAGAAACAGTTAGAAGACCTTGAAACAATGCAAAAGATGGAAGGGTGGCGTATTGTCACCCAAGCCATCGAGGGAAGTATTGAGATGGGAAATATAGAACTTATTAACTACAAGTTTGATTTCGATGATGATGGTAATCCTACGAAAAAGAGTATTATGAAATACCAAGAAAAGCAGAAAGAAGTGGGATTGCTAAAAATCTTTTTACAATTTGTATACAAACCTGCTATAATAACAAATGAAAGTGAGGAAACTTACGAATAGATCTTTGAAGAAATGGAAATCGTGAAAAAAGGCTCTTATCCAGCCTGTATTTAAGGTCTTTCACGATTCCCCTTACTTGCAAGCTGGATTGGAACCTTTATTCCATTCCAGTTTTTTATTGTGTCGTCATACAATATTAAGCTGCGTATTTAATTAATTTTAAAAGACATGACAGATACTACTACCGATCCCGGTAAGAAAGCAGATGCTGATGCGAAAGCAAAAGCGGATGCAGAAGCAAAGGCCAAAGCAGATGCTGAAGCTAATGCAAAAAAAGATCCAAAGGATTACATCCTAGAGCGGAAAGCTAAACAAGTTGAAGAGTTAAAAAAACAACTTGCAGAAGCCGAAGCAGAACAAGAGGTCTTTAGTCCTACTTCGAAAGAAGAACCTACAGTCGAGGAATTGTTTAACCGACGAATGCAGGTAGAGGACAAGATAGCGGAAACTATTGGAAAATATCCCGCACTAGAAGAGCACCGAGAGAAAATACGTAAGTATGCTTTCGATCCTAGTCGGAAAAGTATTCCAATCGAAGAAGTTATCGTAAGTGCTATTGGAGCTGATGAGTTCATGAAACTTGGAGCAAAACTAGCACAGGAAGCAAATGCTAATGCAAATGCTAACAGAATGGGAGGAAATCCATACGGAGGAGAAGTTGTAGACACCGAAGCTAAAAAGCGACAGGAGAAATTCAACAAGCTACCAAAGTTTATGGCTAATGCCCAAACTGCCTATAATAAACAATTTAATTCTTAAATCATTTAAAAATGACTTTTACACTAGCAGACGGAGAACAGCTTCGTACAGTGCGAGCAGCAATTGCTTCAGCAACTGTAGTACCAGCTGGTGCGCTAGTAGGAATTACATCTGGATTGATTGTTGATGGTGTCGCAGCCACAACTGCAGTCGCATGGTGTCCTGCTGGATCAGCTGATGGAGAAACGACTTGTGAAGTAACAGTTGGAAACGACTTCACACTAAAAGGAACAGCAGATGCAAATTTCGCTGTAACTAACAAAGGTACGGAAGTAGATATTACTAACGCACAACTTATTGACCTTGGAACATCTGCAACAGATGTACTAAAAGTCGATGTATCGGAAAACGCAGGAACTGTTGGTGAAACAACAGATGTTGTTGTCCGAATTAATAAACCTATTTTTTAATTCTATAATACACAATGAGTACAACTAATTACGTTTTACAAGATGTTAAAGGAATTAAAGAATCCTTTGACAACGCCTCACGTATTGCAATTATGTCATACGCTGGGCTACCAACCTTTATGATCGAGGAAACAGATCAATTTAGTGAAATCTTTACTTCTACTGAATCACTTGGTGGTACACGAGAACTAGGAGAACACGAAACGCCAGACGTTAACAACCTTGGAGATGGTTACAGTGTAACACTTTCTGATGTTCGATACGGTAATGCAATCGAAGTAACTGAAACAGATCAACGAAAATTCAAAGATGGATCAGTTAAAGTAGATACATACCTAATCCGACAACGAGATAACTTGCTACGAGATGTTAAAAACAAATTCGTAACAGGAATTCACGATGTTTACAACGACGGATTTACTGGAGCTAACTACGTTGCACCAGATGGTGTTGAACTATTCGGAGTTCACTCTTGGAATACTGCAGGAGCGGCTACATGGGATAATTCAGCAACTGCTGCACTATCTGCAACAGCAGTTGACGCTGCTATGGAATTTGGAGGAAACTTCAAAGACGCATCAGGGAAAACTTTCCCACAGACATACGATACAATCTTTGTTAAATTGGGAGGAACTTCTGCACGTGAAGCTAAAAAGCTTTTCGCTTCTGAAATCGTTCCAGACACTGTAAATGAGGTTAATATCTACGAAGGGGAATTTACAATCGTAGAATCTCCTTACCTTACAGATGGAGACGCATGGACAATGATTGATACAAAAGCATACGACATTCCTGTCTACGCTGGTATCGGACAAATGCCTGCACTTAATGAACCAATCGTACAAAATAACCAAGCTATTCGAACGAATGCAACTGGTTACTGGAAAATTGGGATCAATAACCAACCATTTAATATGTATGGTTCTGATGGTACTACATAGTACTAAACATATACGGAGGGGTTTATAGCCCCTCCATTCCTTAAAATGAATCTAAAATGAATTTCACAGAACAATTTTTAACAGCAGACGGAGAACAAGCTACTCATAATGAGAATTACAAAGACGATAAAGGAGTAATTGCTAATCGAGAAGCCCCTCTAACATACTTTAAGGTTGTACGTGAGGCATTGCTTGGACAAGTAGGAGGACGAATCATCAATAGCCCACGATTTGTAGCTATTCGATTCAAACTCTTCGAAAAGATTCGAGACAACCAGGAATCGTGTAAACTATCACCGTTTGAAAAATGGCTTGTAAAAGGTCTTATGGCTAAACGGTTTGATGTAACAACAACTGCACGACTCTTAGAAAAGCTTTAATATGAACTATGCCAATTTCGCATCATACGTTAGGAAGTTAACAAAATCAGATAGTGTTTCGTTTTCTGACAATGACCTAACTTTGTTTTCAAATATAGCAAAAGACGATATTGCAGAAGAGATTGTGCAACTAGATGAAGATTACTTCTTGTTGGGACTTGATACTGATTTAGTAGCAGGGCAACGGGAGTATTCTTTTCCATTAGATATGTTGAAGAACATGAAGATGGCAGAGATTAATCTTAAAGGAGATGGAGTATGGCGAAGACTACATGAGTTTGATCTCAATAGTTACCGTCAAGAGCAGTCCCATGTCCTTAAGAAGTTTACGAATCTAAACGTAGAAGGTTCTTTCTCGAATGCTACTACTGATGAGGAAACAATCCAGAAGACGTTTACGGATGAGAACCCTATCTTTGATATAGACGGAGAGTCTATGTTTATATATACAAAAACTCTTCCCATTGCTGTTACCGATGGTTTGAAGTTAAAAGCCACAATTTATCCAACTAATTATACAAACGCTAGTTGGGTTGATACTGATGATATGTCTATTCGAGAGAATAGTACTTCTACGGCTCTTCCTAGAGCCTCTCATGAGCTTTTAGCACGACGGACAGCTATTATATTCAAAGAGTCTAACCAAATCCCTCTGAACGAGTTTGATTTGAGTTATGAGAAAGAACTACAAGATGTTCGTAACAAGTTGAACGATCAAAATATGGATCGAACAACAGTAGCTAGTGTTCCACGGGATACTGGCTTCAACTATTAATTATTATACAATGAAATTTTTAAACACATTAATTCGAGTTGTAACATTCCCCTTTGCGCTTGTTATAGCAACAGTTCTCGTACTGAAAGACCTTCGATTGAAGGATATTCTACAAGGACGATTGTCAGCAAAGGAAAAAATGAGTATGAAGGAGAACGTTACAATCCGTCTAACCGACTCAGATGGTAATGTGAAGAAATTGTTCAAGCATAACCTTATCGGAAAATTCTTGTTTAATCGAAATATTGATCTAAAGGTTCCTTTCTTACTTGGTACATGGAACAACGAACTACGGTTTGAGAACCTGGTGGTGAATACAGCATTCCCAGAAGTAGCAGGATTGATTAATGGAGCAACATCTCCAGCGTCATTCGAGTTTATTGGAATTGGGACTGGAACTACAGCTGTAGCAGCAGGAGATACTGCACTTGAAACAGAGATTAATAATGACGGGAATCCATCGTTCACTAATCGAGGAGGAGCAGGATCTGCTTCGCGAGTAACAACTACAGTAACAAATGATACTGCACAAGTAGTAAAAACATTCGTTATTGGAGCATTTACTCCAGCAGTAACAGAATCAGGACTATTGAATTCTGATACAGCAGGAACTCTCTTTGCACGACAAGTATTTTCTGCAGTAAATCTAGTAGAAAATGACAACTTCCAAGTAACTTGGCAAATCGCAGTATCTACATCTTAATTTAAACTAAAAATGGCACTTGATCCAGTAACTAATTTCGCAAAAGTAGAGGTGTCAACAGGTTATGATGCCTCTGCTACTGAAGTAGAATTAACAAGTGGTGGAGGAGATAAATTACCTATAGCCATAAATATTAATAATGCTGAACTAGAAACTGGTACTTTGAGTGTTTCTACTCAAACAACAAATCCTCCTAATTTAGTTATGAGTACGGATGGTGAACAATTATTTGTCACTGGATCTTCTCTTGAGAATGTATATCAATATGATTTAACTACTGGATTTGATTTAACGACAGGTTCTTATGCTTCAAAAAATCTTAGTACAAATGTATTTATAAATACATTTGGAGGATTGGCATTTAGTTTTGATGGTGATGAGTGCTATTTTGCTGATAATGCTACAGATGATGTATACCAAGCTTCTTTAGGAACTTCTTGGGACTTAGGAAGTCCCACATATGATCTTACTCCGTTGGATGTATCTAGTGAAGAAACATCTATACGTGATTGTGCCATTAGTGATGATGGTACTAAGTTTTTTATTGTTGGTGATTCGAGTGATACAGTTTATATGTATGATCTATCTACTGCGTATGATGTATCATCTGGTTCGTATTCTGGTGATTCATTCTCTGTTTCGTCACAAGCAACACAACCATATGGACTCAGTTTCACTCAAGATGGTCTTATGATGTTTGTTTTTGATAATGCTACAAACGATGTTTTTCGGTATGAACTGTCAAGTGCTTGGGACATAACTACTGCTTCATATACAAATGAATCTTTAGATGTAACAGCTAACGCACTTGGTGTTCACGTTGGGAATACTCCATTAGAAATATTTGTTCCAAATGACAATGAATTAATTCAAAGATATTCTACTGGAGGAAGTCAGTATAATTTGGTTTGGTATAACTCTACAGATTACCCAGATCCTTCTGATGACCCTGATGTAGAGATTGTTCGAGTTGAGTCTAGAAATGAAGATACTTTGATGATTACACGGGCACAAGAAGATACAACAGCTACAGCAAAAAATATAGTTGGAAAGACATACAAAATGATTCTCACTATTACAAAGAAGACTATTGATGATATTAACACACTATTTCCATAATGTACGGAGGATATTCTTATGGTTCCGCTTCATATGGAGGACTCCCAGAGTCTGGAAGCACTGTTATTGAGCAAATTTTGACAGAATCTATAAAGTTGACAGATTTCACTCAAAAAACACTCTCTAGAGCGCTTTTCAATTCAATAAAGGTGTTAGACTTCATCTCAACGCAGAAGGTGATTTCTAAGGTGCTTTCTGAGGCAATCAAGCTAAATGATGCACTATTGAGGACTTTTAGTCGTGTTTTTACTGAAAATATCAAGATTTCAGATGTATTCTCAAAAACATTGTCAAAAGTATTTGGTGAAACAATTAAATTGGTTGACACATTAGATATTCAATATGTAATAAGAAAGATTTTTGTTGAATCTATTGTTTTAACTCAGACGATTAAGAAAACATTAAACGGAGTTATTGTCGATATTTGGACAAAAGTAAGCAAGATAACATCTATTTGGACAAAAGAGGGGAAGATCTCTACTTTATGGACTAAAAAACCCAAAACGTAATGCCAAGAATTGAATTGAAAGACTGGAACCTAGGAGGAATCTCGGATAGTAAATATTCGGGATTAGCCAATTCTAGCTATAAATTAGTGGGATTAAATATCCATGAAGAACCTGGTGTGCTCAAAGTTCAACAACAAGTTATTAACGATGGAGATTCTCAATCATTAAATGTGCAAACATGTCGAGCTATTGTTCCACTTAGTAACGGGGATACATACTTCTTTGGGGTAGGAGGAGCTATATACAGAAGAGATAGTGGAGCAAATTATACGGTTGAAGTAGCATCAGTGAGTCCAGACGAAGGAGATAATGATATTCTAGATGCTATTCAATTTAGAGATAGTATTTACTACACAATGGAAGAGCGTATTGGGAAATGGGAAATTGGAACTTCTTGGGCTACTCGTGACGACAACTTTATTGCATTAGAGTTTGACGATGAGTTTCATCCACTTATTGTTATTGAGAACAAATTATGGGTAGGGAATAAAAACCTAGTTGGAGAAGTTGATCCATCTGGAACAGAAAAGAACTTAGAAGCTGCAGCAGCAGTTGATTTAGGAGGAAGTCCAAATATGGTACGAATACCATCTGAAGATCATGGATTTACAGTTGGTTCATCGGTTACTATCACAGGAACATCAAACTACAACGGGGAATTTATTGTCAAAAATGTAAATGATCCAGATACATTTGATATAATCTCTCCATATAATGCAGAAGTATTCACAGGATCAGAGACGGCTACGGAATATTTATCTGGAAAGTTAGAACTAGAGAGCAAATTTACAATTCAGTCATTAGGAAAGCTCATTGACCACTTAATTATCGGAACAATCACAGAGGGGGGTTCCTCTGGTAGTTTTAGTGGGTTTTCTCATGTATTTAATTGGGATTTGAGATCTATTGATCTAACATCAGATGTAACTATTCCAGAGTTTGGAGTAAACGCGTTTATAGATTATTTTGGATCAATTGTTATCCAAGCAGGTAAAAAGGGTAACTTATACTCATACAATGGACAAAGTGCATCGAGATTTAAACGAATCCCTGGTGATTGGGGAGTAGAAAAGGAGGGAATAATTCAAGCAAATGCTGTTTCTTCATATCTAGGTATTCCAGTATTCGGATTTTCTAACGAGAACGATAACCCAACCGAACAAGGTTTGTACACATTAGGTGGTTACGATGCTAAATACCCAGTTGTATTCAACTTAGACTTCAGAGAAGAAAGCATGAGTTCGAAGCAAATACCAGCAGTAACACGACTTGGAGAAGATATTTTGTTTACATTCGCAGCTACTAACAATTCATTAGGAGAGGTTAAAATTGTAGATAACACAACAAAGGAGACAGAAGCGTACCTAGAGACACAGGTTATTAATATTAATAGAGATAAACTCAAGAACTTTAAGGTAAGGATAAACTATAGAAGTCTGCCAAGTGGTACGGATGTCCAGTTGTCACAACAAACAAATGAATCTGGATCTTATTCCGTGGTAACGCTCAAAGACTGGTCAAACAAGAAGTACTTAGAGTCGGATGCAAATATATTAAATGCAACAAGCATCCAGTTTAAGTTAGACTTTATATCAAGTGGAAACTTAGCACCAGAGATAGAATCCATTATCATTGATTTTAACGAAGAAAGATGACAGAACCCGTATCAGTAACGGCTATTGAAGATGTGTCTATGGATGCAGGTTTTGATGAGTTTCAAGAAACAAACGAAAGATCAGACTATGGATCAATTCTTATCACAAGAAAAGGAGAAGTGACACACAATGCTATCACGGTTAATACAACATACAATGCTCGTACAAATGATAGGTATATATTCTGTGAAGGAGCACTAGATATTGATATAATCCTTCCAGAAAGCAGTACAGGAAAGGTTTATGAGATATACAACTTAACAGATGGACAAGTTTTGGTTCGTGCTGATGGAGCAAAAATAAATGGAAGTGATCAGTTTTCACTGCAAACGACATACAAAAAGGGAAAGTTCGTATTTAATGGTACAGAATGGAATGTAAACGAAGACCTACCAGAAACACTTCAAACAGTAACAGGAAGAGGTAATACAACAAATACTATTATAAACGCTGATGGTTTCGCAGGTGATACATTAAGAATATCAGAGAGTAATCCACCATCTGGTGCAATTTCACTAGGAACAATTGGAGATTTCACATGGGATAGTAATTACTTGTACATATGCTTCGCTACAAACGAGTGGAGAAGGGTAGCACACTCTACGTGGTAAAAAATGTTGTAAAAATACTTTAAAATAGATTATAATACATTCAAATGGCAATAGTAAATGGGGTCAGCACATTCAGAGGGACAAGAAGACCACGAAAAGAGGGAGAGCAAGCTCCTGCATTGAGTTTAGCAGAAACTGCTGGAACCTTTGTAGAGCCAACTCGTGAAGAAAAGATTGCACAAGCACAAGTTCCTGGAGCACCAGAGACCGTTAGAGCATCAGACTTAGGTATTCCCTTTGACCCAACAAGACGGGGAGGAAGTGGACTAGCAGGTCCGGCAGGATCACCAACGGAATTAACACCTTTGACAGCGGAAACGCTAGAAGAAACCACGGAGATCATCAATAGAAATGCTCAAAAGAGAGCAGAACAAGATGAAGCTGTGCCAACAGCTGAACCAGTAGAAGTAGAAGAACCACAAGGGACAACGGTTGTTAATACTGAACCTCTTTCATTCAAAGATCGTGCGGAAGCAGTTAAAAAAGAAGCTGAAACTAAGCGAAAAGAAATCTTATCAGAACCTGCTCGACTAAACAAAGTAGGTGATATTAGACAAATCGAAGCACAAGAGAAAGCAGAACTTGATGCTATTGCGTTTGAAGAAAAAGCGGAAGCTGATGAACAAGACAAACTAGGAGATGATTTTGATCGTGAAAAACTAGAACAAAAGATAGAAGGAACACGTGCTATTGCTGATCGTGAAGGTATTAGTCTTAACGCAGCAGAAAGAAAGTGGAATAAACTACAAAAATCTAAAGCTAATCTAGATCCTGAAACACAAGCTGCATTTGATGCTATAACTGAACAAATCACACAAGAAGGTTTCGACCCTGAAGATTCATTCGATTTAGCTATTACGGAGCTTGAAAAAGATGGATTTGATGCAGACGACCTCAAGAACGCGAATACAGCTGTAGCATCTATCTATAATCAAAACTTCGCAGATGAGATGGAAGATAACTATCTTATTAATACTCGAAAGATTGCACCAGAGATTATACAAGGGAATAGAAAACTAATTGATGCTAGAAAAGTTGGAGAAACAGTTAAAGCTGGGCAAGCTGGAGCATCTATTACTAATTCATATCTGCAGTCAATCCTTGATATTGATCCATCACTTGTTCCAGATGCTATAAACCAAATTACTGGAAGTCCTACGGCAACAGATGATGCAAAAAAACAAGCATTTGCATTTGGTGCAGGATTCTTTGGGGATACCGAAACAGGATTTGAAGAACCAGAAAAGAAATTCAAAAGTATTGAAGTGATTGATGGACAACAAGTGCGAGTATTTAGTGATGGTTCATTTGAGCCAATTGATAGAGATTTATCACTAACAGAAAGAATAAACGAAAGAGGAGAAATAATCCAAGGAAAAGTTCCAGCGAAAGCTCCTACACAGGGAGAAACGAACACATTAGTATTCTATGACAGAATGCGAGATGCTACGACGAATATTGAAGACCTAGAGGATTTTATAAATAATCAAGATTTCTTAGATCAAACAGGATTCAAATTCTTGCCGAACTTCTTGCAATCAGAAGAGGGGCAGAGACTAAAACAGGCACAGAGAGCATTTACAGAAGCTCGTTTGCGTAAAGATTCTGGAGCAGCTATTCCGCCTTCTGAGTTTGAAAATGACGAACAAACTTATTTCCCTCAACCAGGAGATACTCCTGAAGTGTTAAAACAAAAGGAAGAATCACGAAAAGTTGCTATTAATGCACTACGGGGAGCATCAGGAAATGCCTATATAGACAAATACGGAGAAACTCCACAAGAAGTTTCTGTTAGGGAGTTTAGAGGGGCTCAAGATGTTGAACCTGGTAATAATAGTTCAACAATAACACAAGAGAGAGTCACAGAGATACATAGTATGACTGATGATGAAATTAGAAATCTTTCTGATGAAGAAATAGATGCATATATTAATTTCGAAGAAACATCATCGAGACCAATTAGAAACAATAATCCAGGAAACATTAAAGTAGGAGGGATTGGAGATCCTATTGTAGGGAATAATGGACTAGAAGGGATCATACAAGCAGAAACAGCTAATCTAGATGACAGATTCATTCGAACAGGAATAGAAGTTGAAGACAAGCCTGATGGAACTCCAATAGCTAGTTCTGCCTATGGGCCAGCACAAATAACGAGAGGACTTGCAAAAGGACACTTAGATCAAGGAATGTTTAATGATCCAGAAATGAAGGAATATGTAAGTAGATTTATTGCACAAGGGGACAAGTTTATTGCAGCCGAAAGAGAGGGGAGGAATAATGACCCTATATATGGATTAAGAGGGAAAGGAGAAGATTACTTCCGAACACCCAAAAGCAAAGAGCTTTATAACAGAATGGCTCAGATGATGTGGGATGATTCTCTAGA